CTCAGTTTTAATGATATAGACATCACAATTAGCCACAAGCGACTCCGCCAAGATATGAGTCTTGATTCTATAATCTGGATAAGCATTTATAAACTCCTTTAATCGGTCTTGAACACTTACATAATCATCTAGGTAATTCGACATCTAACTTCTCTCTCCCTGCGAATTGATTTATCGCATCTTCTAACTGTTCTTTTAATGAGTAAAATGTGCCATCTGGCCAGTTCTGTGCATCGTCGGCGCAAGGCTGGCAATAGAACCTAACCTGCGCTTTTCGAAGCGGTGTCTCGCTTTGGACTTTCCAGACTGCTGGTGTTGTAGCTCTTAAATCCCAGCCGTTCTTATTTTGTCCCCAGCGATACTTGCAGTAGTCGCAGTATTGATTGCTATTATGATTGCGAGTCAGACTCAATGTCGTCCCAATCTTCTGGACTCGAAAATCGTAATCGACCCAAGATAGCGGCATATCCAATGAGATCGAGATACGAATCTTCGCGCTCTGGACTTTCCACCATTCTTGAGAGTTTGGTCGCAATAGCAATAATTGCCAAGTCAGATGGGTCTCTGAGCTGAATACCGAGTGCTTTACTGATTTTGAAAATGCGTAGTAAATTGTGCCTCGGGTCGCCATACTCGATGCCCCTGTCGAATAGTGTGTCTCCAGCACTTTCAAGCCATTCATTTAATGATTTCTGTGTATCGGACACTTGCTCTCCCTCTCTTATATCCTTCATTAAAGGCTTTAGCTTTGGCTGAACTCCAAAGAGCCCATAAGTAAAGGCCGAAAAATGGAACCCCAATTGTTATTGCAAAGACTTGCGTATCAGATAAATTAGGAAACATCTGCGCTCACCCCATATTTATCAAGCCAATATGCAGAGATTTCAGCCTTTGATAAACGGCCTCTAAGTTGCTTCTTACCCATCCGCTCTTTAGCGAATCGTCTAATTATTGATCCCTTAACCCAATTTGTCTCATCAGTCCAAGCCCCTGCTTGAGAATCAAATCGAATTAGAGCTACTTTATTTATCATTTTGCTCCCGTTCTGTAATCCACAAATGGATTTACGGGCTAAATGTATTTGCTCAAATCTATTTAGACAAGTAATAGCTCGGCGTGGCGAATGTCTAAGAAGCCAGCCAGTCTTTCGTTAGTCGCTTTGTTGGCGAAGTCGGTCGTTATAGGAAGGCGCTTTAAAGACCACTGAGGCTCGCTTACAGCCCCTAAGTCAAACTGATAGACCCCTCTAGGTGTCGAATTGATATACAGGGTTCTAGCGCCCGTTCTAGCCCTTATATCGGCCAGATAGTCCCACTTCTTCTTCTCAATTATCAAAGTATCGTAATGAGTCCTGCGACACTTAAGCTCTAGGAACGCGTTATGGGTTACGCCATCTGCTCGGTCGGTCGCTGATAAGGGCGTCAAGTCTGGGTAAAGCGACTTGAGAGCCTCGAATAACTCGACTTCTCTAAAGTAGATTAGTTATCTTCCTCGCCATCTTCCCAACCAATTTTCTTTATTGGGTCATCGGCTGGCACTATCCAATCAGGGTAAGAGCTACGATCCATAGCAAAGGCCAGAGAAGTGCCTTCGTCCATTCCAGCTCTGCGACAAGCTTTATAAACTTCATTGGCAGCAATAGCCCAAAAGTCAATCTTTGTTAAAGGCGTCTCTTTAGTAGTGCGCTTACGCTTTACTGGCTTCTTACTTACGCGCTTTCGCGTTGCCATTTCTGACCCCTCTCGCTAGGGCCAATTCTAGCTGAGACTCCATCTTATCAAGGCGCGACACTATTGGAATATTCTCCAATTTAATTATGTATCGAAGGCCAGCAATCAGTAAGGCTATTGATCCTAGGACTGAGGCTACTAAGGTGGCCAACTCAGTCGCAGGCATTAACGGACTTTGCCGTAACGCTCATAGTTAGGGTTGAGCCAGTTGATGATGCTAGGCAAGACTGACACTAGAGCGGCATTGGCAATTGCAGCAGGGTCGAATCCCACTGCTAGGTAGGTCGCTAATGCTGCTGCTAGGAACGCTTTTGCCCAGCTTTCGGCGGCTTTTTTTAGGTCTCTCATTAGATTCTCCTTCGAGCTCGAAATAACTGCCATCTTTGTCTCCCAAAGTTGTAAATGAAATATGGAAATGTGAGCGGTGAGGATTAGCGCCATTATATTTACGCCGCTTCCAACCGAGTATCGGACTCATTATCTTGCCATCAAAGATAATGTATTTAATTCTTTTATCGCCGTTCTTTGCTAACTTACGAATCTTCTCGACCAGCGCATAAGCTTCTTCTTTATGTGCCGATAGGTCAGAATCTATATCTATAGCTCTAACGATTCCATCTCTTGGTATATGGTCAGAAGTGCCTTTAGAGAGGTGACGAGCATCAGCAATCCAGCCATCAGACTTACGATCCCTATCAGGATAATCGTCATCAATCTGCTCCCGTAACTGCACACCCGCTGCACATAGTTTCGTCATTATCTTGAGGGATTGTGCTAAGCCTCAACCCAGCTAAGGGTTTCCTCATCCCAATAACAACTTAAACCTTGAGGTCTAGGTGTTGGCGGTTGCCAGTTATGGTCAGCATCTAGTGACCAAGATGGATAAGGCTGTGGTGCAATAAATACATCTGCCACAGGATCATAACTAAAAAGAACGCCAGCATATTGTTTGCGTATATTGCCATTGTATGAAGTGCGCTTGCATACTTGGCCTCTAAAATTACCATACCAAGTTTCGGTGTCTAAACCTTCTATAAGTTCAGTTTCATCAATGCCAGTAATAACCTCAGTTACTAGATTGTTTTCATCTAAAAATGCGTAATGTGCCATTACGACCAACTCACATTTCCTGTGCCAGCAGTAATTGTTGCAATAGTATCTGCACCACTTGTTGTCGTTGAACCTGTTAAACCCGCACCGATACTTATTGTTCCTGATGCAGTTGCAAATTTTAGAATTACTATGCCAGAACCGCCGTTGCCGCCGCCGCCAGCTGCTGCGTTGCCAGTATCACCATTGCTACCAGCGCCACCGCCACCAGCGCCGCGATTAGTTGTTCCCGCTGTTCCCGCTGTTGAAGTAGCAGAAATTCCACCAGTTCCACCTGCTCCACCAATACTTGAACCACCAGCACCGCCAGCCGTTATTGCTCCCCCTGGGCCTGTGTAATAAGCACCACCAGCACCACCACCACCGCCGTAAGTTGTTGAGCTACCTGAAATTGAAGTTGCTACGCCAGCACCGCCTGCGCCATTTGATGTTGAAGCCACACCATTAACACCTACCGCGCCAGCTCCACCACCACCACCACCTGTATTAGATGTAGAAGAACCGCCAGCAAATCCCTGATTTGTTGTTCCAGTTCCCCCATTTGCGGCAAGAAAAGACGCTCCCCCACCGCCAGCACCGCCGTTTCTGCCAGTTCCAGTAGGTGAGCCTGAGTTACCGCCACCCCCACCACCGCCAGTGCTTGTAATTGTAGAGAATACTGAATTGTTACCATCGCCGCCTTGAGCATTACCACTGGCCGCGCCACCATTACCACCAGCACCTACTGTTACTGTAATATTTGTTGATTTAGATACAGTTAATGCACTTTCTAAAGAACCGCCGCCGCCTGTTGCCGTAACTGTGCATCGCATACCGCCAGCACCACCACCGCCACCAACATAACCGCCACCACCAGCGCCACCAGCGACTACTAAATAATCAACAGCAAAGCCTCGCGGATAATTTTGTGAAGCAATAATCCCGATTAAACTCATTACGCTATATCTCCTACGACATACCAAGTATCGGTTGCAACCTTGATACAGGATGCAGCCGAGAACTGCGCTCTTAACTTAGGAGCTGTGGCAGTTGCTCCAGTTGATGAGATCGTAGTAGTCCCTGAAGTTACAGCCTTGATAGTTGTTTGACCTGCTCCGATTTGAATAACATTAATTACTGTGCCAACTGGGAAAGCAACATTGGCGTTAGTAGGGATTTGAAAGTCATTAGCACCAGCAACGGACATTGTGACAAGTTTTTGGTCTGCATCTGTTAAAACTACTGTATAGGTTGCCGTTTGAGCATTAAGCGTCAATGCTGATCCTGCTCGGTAATCATAAGAAACGACTGGAATAGGCCCAGTTCCTGAGGCTACTGAAATACCAGTGCCAGCTTGAACTTCAGTTATATCGCCTTGGTCGTTATTGATCCAAGCTGGAACTCCAGCTGAAACCGCTAAAATCTGACCAGCAGTTCCAATTGGTAAGCGAGTGTTTGTGTTGCTGGTCGCTGAGCGATAAGCAATATCTCCAAGCGTTGTTTCAGGATTTAGCGCCTTGGTGGTTGTATCGACTGAATTGCCAAGGGTTCTTATGGCAGCTGCGCCATCCTTAACTAAATCTGTATCGTCTGGAGTCTCCCAGTTGTAATTCGTTGTATTGGCCATTAACTAATAACTCCTATCGCGTCTTGCCATTCTAGCGTATTGAGAACACTATTCCAGCTTTCAGCTGCATTAACTTGAGCCCATTGTTGGGCAAAAGCCGAGAACTCTGTTGGTGTAGCTAAAAAGGTGATTGAAAGGCCCGAGACCGAAGCGCTGAATGTCCAGCCCTCGACAAAGCCAGTAAATTCGCCACCTAAGATATTAAGAGGCAGGTTGGTAATTCTGACTGGCATACCCATAAATATATTCAATAAGGCGTTTCTATCAGCGTCATCAATTTCTGGCGATTGCAAGGCAAAGGTAATCGATTGAAAGGTATTTCTAGGCCAAGCCCTTAGACCAATTAA